TCGCTTTCGCTGTTCAGCAACTGCAGAAGCGTCCCACGCAGGGCAGCGGGAAATGCGATGTAGCGCGGCATCAGCGACAGGATATCCGGTCCCTGATTGCCCTCCGGCGTGTTCTCCCCACGCATGACCATCATGTTCTGGGTCAGCGTGTTGATTGCCGTGGTGTAGTTGGTGATGGAACCCGTCTCTAGGTTCTTCTGCTTGCGTGCTCCGGTTGCAGCTGAGAACAGGGCCACACCGTCGGACAGTGCCGCGTTGCTGGTGATCTGCGACCACGCCACGGCGTTGACCGTGCGGGCTGCTGAGTCACCGAGACCCAACGGAACGCGGGTTAATGCGGACATGTCATCGTTGACGATCAGCTTGTAACTGAAGTCCACGCCCAACGAACGACATTCAACCGCGTAGAATTCGCGTGCGTCGGCCATGCTGGCACGATCCGGATCAACCGCATCATTCCACACCGGCAGATTCGGAATGCCACCCAACCGCAGACGGTGAATCGCCTTGAAGTCGGCCACGGATTCGCCCTGACGCATCGGACCCCGCCACGTCGCCGGCACTTCCTGATACCCGATCATCATGGACTTGTTGATGGCGTCCAGTGTCAGGTTGGCGAAGCTGCCGGTGGTGTGCAACGGAACGTCAGTTCGCAGCCCACGAATTCCAGCTACCTGCGGACCGAACATCGCACACTGTGCGATCTGTTCGCGGGTCAGGCCCAGCGTATTGATCCCCTGCGCCCGCACGTACTCGGTGGCCATGTCCAGCAGTGTTGCGTGTCGGAACGGGGCTGCCGCATTCCGCTGTTCGGCGGTGACGTACTTGCCCACCTTCTCGCTGTGCCCTCCCAGTGCTGACTCGGCAGCGCGGGCAATCAGTGTCGACTGCAGATCGCCGCGCAGACGGTCCATGCCGGTGCTGAGAACTCGCACGTTGCCGTATGGCAGCGATTCGTTGGCCTTGGCTTTGGCCTCCTGCAGATGCTTCCGGACTGCTGCGGTGTCGGCACACTTGCGGGCATTGTCGAATTCGTACGGCAGACCGGCCAGTTCGCAGAGTGAACGCACGTCGGATTCGAAGGCCTCCCGCTGCTGGTTGGCTTCGGCAATCGCCTTGCGTGTGGCTTCTGCCACCATGCCGGCCAACTGATCGGCGTTAACTGCAGGCGGTGCGGATCGCTGCGGCTCTGGTACGGGCTGTGGCTGTGGCTTCTGTTCGCCCAGCTTGCTGGCGTTGTCGATCAGCCACCGCTGCGCCTGCTCATCGGTGTATTCTGCTGGCATCCCACGTGAGACCAGCAAAGCGCGAAGTTCTGGATTCATCTCAAACCTCTCATCTTGCGAAAACCTGACCGCTGCCGGATCGAGTCCCCGCAGCTTTGCTTGTGCGTCTGCTCCGATGGGAGTCAACGAGACTTCCCGCAGTCGCCATTTCGTCACCACGTTCACAGGCCCCGTGAATTCGCGGCCCGCAATCGTTTTCGTTGTGCCATCCGGCACGTATGTTTTCTTCAGCACTTCATAGCCCACGGAAACGTCAGTGATGTGGCCATCACGAACGCTGCTCAGTGCGTCCTCGCCGCTTGCGGACTTGCCAAATACCAGTGTTGCCGTGATGTCGGATTCGTTGACTGTGATGGCTCGTGCGCTGCCCAACTGGTCTTTGACACTATACCGATTGTGACTGTCAAGAAACGGGATCTGTCGCGACTTTGGAAACTCTGCCCCTTTACTCAGCAGCACCTCGGAAACCATTTCCATCCGTGACCAATCCGGCATCAACACCGGCGTTTCGGTGCTGATAACAGCCTCAACACTGCGGCCATCTTCGCTGAAGGTTTTCGCCCGCACGTCCAGCGAACGGAACCCCGGATCTCGCATTGACCCTGCCAATGCCTCAGACCGTCGTGACATGTTTCACCTCGTGCTTTTCACTGCGTGGTTCTGCTGGTGCTGCTGCCTCTGTGTTTGCTTGTGCAACGGCAATCTGATCGGCGGTATCCACGCCCAAAATGTTGTTCACAACCTCGGGCGGTATGCCTTTGGCCTCTGCGATTGCGTACAACTCGGCAGTGTCGTTCAGCACGTCCCGCCAATTTGTGTTCGCTTTCGCAGCCTCCATTTGCAGGCTGCTTAGTCCTGCGTGGATTCGTGCCGCTGCTGCCTCTGCATCGTCTTTTGGATTGATGGACAGGGCAATCGGACCCTGCCATTTCGCCACCGAATAGCGGCCCGGCTCGGCCTGGAATTCCGCTGCTGACACAATGCCGTCAAAGAAATTCGACAAGATGCCGGCACGAATCACCGCCTCATAAATTGGCTGACAGAATGACGATGCGAACCATTCTTGAACGTCATGCAGTTCGGGCCACGCGTCGTTATCCGCCGATCGCTCAGAACTGAATGAACTGTTGCGATAGTCGCCGGTCAGCGTGGAGGACTTCACACCGGGGAACGCACTCGCCGTCTGTCTCTGCAGGTGCTGCACAAATCCTTCGGGGTTCATGTTTGGCTGACTGGGTGACAGCAACTCAAACTTGCCGTCCTTCCCCACATTCAGCATCATACCCGGCTGAATCTTTGTAACCGTGTTTCCATCTGCGTCAGTCAGGTCTGAGCCGTCAATCGACGAGGTGACCGGAGTAACGCCAGCAGCCAGCCCAACCCGTGCGGCTCCAGTCGGCTTGCTGTACGTTCCCACGATGCAGGCTGCCATTGCGGTCGCCTTCAAGACGTTGTAATCCAGATCCTCAGTGTTGCGTGTCTTCACCAACGCGGCAGCAAACCACGGGATGCCTCGCAGTTGGTCAATGTCCTCCTCGCAAAACAGATGCCCGATCTGATCCACCGTAAACCGTCGAACGTTGCCCACCTGATTTGCAGACGCCCATGCCGGTTGAATGCGGACATGATACGCCACGCGTTCACCGTCGGCGTTCAACTCAATCCCGCGATAAATGCTGTGACCTTCCGGAATCTCAGTGCGGACAATCTCGGACTCGTCGGCGAGTCTGCAGGCGTCAATCATCTGCAACGTCATCGGAATCGGCAGGTCATGCCGTCGGCGTTTGGTCTCGTCAATCGGGACCAATCGGTAGAGCGTATCACCGCTGAGAATTGTTGCCCGAAGTGCCAGCTTCTGCAGCTGCGCGAATGTGGAACCACCGCGTCCGGGCAATCCTCGTGCATCAAACCCGCTCTGAATTCGCTGCCACAACTCTTGTGCCTTCTCTCGGAACGCCACGTTTGGCGTACCGTCGGCGTTCATCGCCAGCGACTCAGGCATCATGCCCCGCGCGCCGACCACTTTTGACACGATCGTTCGCACGATCTTGCGGGCGGATGGATTGTCGCGAAACAGATCCCACGACTGCGACCGCAGCGAGTCCACCCGGCTTCCGGAAACTTGGTTTTCCTTCGTGACTGGCTGCGCCAACGCATTCAATCGCGTCACGTTTGCCGCTGCGTAGGGACCGCGTGGCGTGCCGGTCAGTTGTGCAATTTGCTGAAGCGATGCACGCGCAGCCATCCGCTGAAGTGCGAGCGAGGGGGACAGGTAAGAAATCAGCCGATCCAAGGCGTTCATATGGTCGCCTCCTGCATACTCAGGAGCGTTGCCATCCCGCCGGAACTGGTGCTGCCGTTGCTGATCTCGTCCATCAACTGCTGCCGGAATGCCTGCAGGTCCTTAAGCTGCGCCATGGCTTTGGCGCGACCGGCGACAGAATAGCTCTGTGCGGTCAGGCAGTTCAGGATCGCCGCGTTGGTAGCGGCCAGTAAATCGTTGGCGTCCGTCATGGTGTGCAGTGTCCGGCATTTTGCACCACCACCGCACTACCAACACTACCAATCAGCGCTGCCCGTCCAGAAATATTTGCCGCGATTCTACCACCACTGACGACAACACAACACGAACAGACCACGTATGCCCGCACGGCCCCAGTCCGTCAGCGTTCCGTGACTTGCAGCACTTGTAATATCTCACGCTGCCCTGCGTCGAATAGGCCACACCATACCCGCCGCGTCCGTTCCAGCAGACCGGACAACGTCGATATGTCTCGATCTCTCGCTCAGCAGGTGCTGCTGGCTCCTGCCGCGGCTTCGGTGAAGGCTGTTGTCCCTTGCGGTGCTTACTCATTCCAACTCCTGCCGTCCGGTCGTCTCTCGCCTGCATTCAGCACCGCCCTTTTTGTTCTGACCTCACTGCGTCCGGGAAAACCACCGTGTTCCTCGGCATAACACAATGCCAACGCCAAACCATACCGCAGCGCATCCCGAAAGTCATTCGGTACGCCTTCATCTCGCTTCACCCAGAGCAATTTTGCGTTCCCTCGGTTGTCCACCCGGTCGCTGATCGTCGCGTTGCAGAGCTGCTCAAGAAATTCCATGTCCCTGTCAGCCCCCGCGCACAGCGTCAATGCCTCTGCGGTGCCCGGCTCGCGGTCGTCCAGTCGTGCCTGCAGGTCCGTTTCCCAGTAGTCCGTTGCCACCGTCAGCAGCATTTGCCCCGCATGATCCCCAGTTTCGACCGCATTCAGCTTGTGCGGCTTGCCTCCAAGGTCATGGTTGGCACCCTTGCACGGTACAGCCCCAGCATGAAGGTTGCACCAGTCGTATGTCTGTTTTGTCGCCCAGCCTGAGTCAGCCGAAACTGCGTGCACAGTGATGTCGTTGCCTCCGTCTGCGTGCTGATACGTCCGGGTGACAGCCTGCTGCCAGACCTCCTCCAGTGTCTGCGTCAGTCCGTAGTCCACCACGTGCGCCCGCCAGTCGTTTCCATGTGCCAGCACAACGTACAGCCGAAATCCGCCTTCCGCGGCCTGTTGGTCAATTGTGACTGTCACCAATCGGCCCCAATCCGGGACGACACCGCGGGGAATCTCAGTTTTCAGCCGCTGCCCGATGCGTTCTGGCGTCGTTTTTGTGCGTCGTGCCTCCCACGTTTCGCCCTTATCTTCGTTGACCCACTGCCTCAATTTTGTCGGGTTTTTGCACTTTTGCACGAAATCCGCCGCAATTTGGCCCCAACCGTGGAA